ACACTGCCTTTCGGCAGTGCTTCTGTGTGAGGAGGTAACCACTTAAGGTTGAGCCGTGAGGATTAATCCGTAAGGACCTTCCAAAGCGCCGCAGCCGTGGTAAGTTGAATAAACTGCCACAAAAGTGGTGTAAGTAGCAAAGCGGGAGCCCCTCAACCTCAGCAAGGAGAACTAGGCCGGCTGGATAGGAACCCCTTCCTTACCCAATCGGAACTAATGTCTCTACGCTTTGGAAGAGGCCCCACTGCCTTTCCGCTTGCGCTTCGGTGTACCGCGGGTAGGTAGGACTTCGTGCGTGTTGATATAATCGACTAGACTTTCTAGGTCTATGTCGGTTACAGCAAGCGCACGGGTCGTATCTATTCCGCGACACATCGCAGACAGGTGGTTAAGGACAGATGCTTTGTTACTGGCAACTACCTTTGCTTGCCTTGTTGAGATAGTTGCGAAGGGGTCGAGAACCAGGCGCACCTCCAAGTGTAACCACTTGGCCGGTACGTCCGAGTCCCGCACCACCCGCAACTTCTCATACGCCTCTTGCAGTTTTCGGATATGGGATCCGAGGACCGCAAACGGCGGCAAGGCGAGCAGTATTGACTGGCCATCCAACCCTTCTGGAAGAATGCTCAGAAACCTTTTCGCTTCCACCTGGAACCGAAATAGGGTCTGAACACTCTTCTTGATCGCCTCTTCCAGGACCCTAGCTTTGCATTCCACTAAAAGAACACCGAGCATCATCTGCTTGGGGCTCTTCAGTGACATGCAACCTAGGACTCCACCTAACAGGATCTCAGACAGCAAGTGCCGTTTAAGTGCCTGTAGGCCCTTACTATCCTCTCGCGAGGGTAGAAGGAAGAACCTCCACGCCTTTTCGGCTAACCTGCTGGCTGCAGATTGACCTAATAGGACGAAGAGTTCAGCGAACAAGGCCCGGGATACCAGAGTGCGAGTTCGTGGTAGCCAGCGCGACTCTACCTCCCTCAACCAGGTAGCAACGCCGTAGAAAGAAGCGAAACCGATGGCCTTTGTTAAAAGACCAGAAGTCACGCCCTTCCGAAAGCGCACTGCCTCGAAAAGGGAGCCTAGAGGAGCGCCGGTTACCTCAGTACCACGATGCACCCATCTCTTAGCGAACTCGTACGTGTCCTTCGACACGTGCGTTTTCGGATCAGAAATGGTTACATCTAACTCAGCGAGGATCGTGCGGTACTCATTGGCTACGGCCTCGTCAGCGATGACGATGTCGTCTCCAAGGAGTGCGTAGCGTTCAAAGAAGACGGTCTTACCCGCCCTCTTGGCCGCTACACGCACGATTACATGGTGGCAGAGAGAGAACATAGCCCATGAACTATACGCACCCATTGGTTGACCACAGGCGTACCTTACGGTACCCTTGGCCCCCCATGTGATGTGATAGTCACGGCCAGTAATCAATCTACGCCATGCGGCCGCATACTCGGGCGAAACCAGAAAGGCTAAGACCACCTCCTGTAGGGAAACAGGAAAGCGGTCCGTCGCCTGGCTGAGATCGAACGAGAAATACGGTCCCTCGTGAGGTAGGGTGGCTCTGAAGCTACCTTGGTTAAAGGTACAGTCGGGCTTCAGCCCCCTCAAGAGGCTCATCAGAGCCAAATGAAGAGGGTAAAGAGCCGACTGCGACCAATAGTCAAGGATAGCAACGATTCTACACTTGGCTTCCTTATCTTTGACCATTGATAACTTGGCACTCCGGCCCATGGGTTTGAGTTTTACCTCTTTCCCACGGACCTTTGTGTCGAGCATCGATAGCCATCGATCTGGGACCAGTGAGGATCGTATGGTTTCAATCAATTGGATGATTCCATCTCCTCCCAGAACGCGCAGATCGCTAATCTGCTCGTCTGTGAGAAGGTGGGCATCC